GCGGGAAGTCGGCGGTTCCGGCGTTGTACCAGACCTCAACCGTGCCCGTACCAAACAGCCACGCCTCGCGGTGATCGACGTTGACCGACAGAAGCTGGTCCGGCGCGCCCTCGGCGCTGGCGAAATCAAGCGGATCGACGCTAGTGCCGTCCAGCAGGCTTGTCACCCAGACGCGCTGGCTGTCCGGTTCGTTGAAGACAAAATAACCGTCCAGATAGCCGACCGTGGACGCGCCGGGGAAATCCGGGTCGCCAATCGGTGCGAACGCGCCCGTGCTCATGTTGTAGATGTAGCCGTCAGGATCGGCAGCGATGAAGATCTGCGTTCCGTTGTCCGCGATGGAAACAGGACCAGAGCCGCTGACGGTGCCAAGGAACGTCGCGTTGTAGGACGTGTCGATCTTGTACAGCCCTTGGCCGGACACGACATAGCCGTCCGAGCCCGTGATCTGCGTCGCCCACAGCCCGCGAACAGGGCCGGGGCCAACGGTCGCCAGCCGGCGCAGCCCCGGCGCGCGGTTAAGAAAGGCGGGTTGCTTGCCTGCTTCCGGCACCACCTCGGGAAACAGATTGACCATGCGACTGTCCGCAGCGTTGACACTGCGGGCGACGTATGCGGACCCCAAGATTGGCGTCTGCATTTAGTAGTTGCCTGCAAAAATATTGAAACGCTGTCTGGTTGCAACAATGCTGTACGGTAGAGCCATGATGTCGTCGGGGTTGTTGATGCGCTTCAAGTTGCGCTTCGAGGTCATGGCGATGCGCTGCACTTGCCGGGACGGCTCGACGCCGAACTCCGGGGCCAGTTCGCAGGCCAGATTGTACCGGAAACAGCGCAGATAGCCCGGCGGAAAGGCCAGATCGGTCGCCAGATTGGCGGGCTGGGTCAGTTCGTCCACCGAGACAACGTGGAACTCCAGCACCTTGGTCGGCACGGGATAGACGTACATTTCAATGTCGGGGTAGGTCATGTTGACCCACAGCACCTGCGGGTAGGTGCTGGTGACGGTCTTGACGGCGATGCCGTTGTACTGCTGCTGGTTGATCAGCTTAAGGCCATAGGAAATGCCGTTGGACGGGTCACGGAAATAGGTGCTGTCGTCAATGGCGACGGGGCGGTTGGCAACGATGTCGCCGGTCGGCCCGAATGTGCGCGAGATGGTGCTGGGCGGCCAAGTGACGACTTGATCCTGGGTGGAGAACACGGCAAGACGCTCGGTGTTCCACGACTGGATCATCTGGTTCATGGCGACCAGCGCGTCTTGCGATGTTTCAGACGAAGGCGTTTCGCCTTCCGCCAGAACACCCAGAAGCCTCAGTGATCCATTGATCAGATCGCCGGCACTTGACATGTCATTCGCTCGCTTCTAGCCGGGGGCGCCCGCGGCGCCTGGGTTCGAGCATCACATTATCCGGTTCCGGCGCTTCATTCAACTGTTCGTCGGGGTCAAACCGCGACCAGCCGTGCATTTCGTCGTACTGCGCTTCCATTTCCATGGTGGCAATCTTGACGCCGTGCTTGGGGTGACGAAGATAGATCATGTTCCCTCCAAAAGAAGCGGGCGGCCGAAGCCGCCCGCTGTTAGGTTACGAAATGGCGTAGAGCGCCCAAGAGGCGTCGCCCAGCTTGCGGGCGCGGAAAGCACGAACCGTGCCTGCCGTAGCCGCGACGGTCATCAGGCCCTGCGAACCGCTCGAACCAATCGTCCAGCCCGTGTTGGTCGTCATGGTGATGACGCCAGCCGTGGTGGTGTTGATGACGCGAAAGTCGAAGATTGTACCGACCTTGGAATTGGTCAGCAGCGCATCGAGGTCCGAGGCCAGCGGAAGCGTGTAAGCCGCCGTGGTCGTCGGGGTGCCAATGATGATGCCGTTGGTGATCTGCGCCGGGGTCAGCGTCGCGCTGTCCGTAGCAGTTGCGGGGGCCGCAGCAACGGAGACCTTGAGTTCGTTAAGGTTTCCGTCGTTAAACTGATAGCCGCCGCCTACAGAGGGAAGTGCCATGTGAGTATCTCCTATCTTTACCTGTTAGCCCCAGATGCGCGCGGCCATCTGCGGACGGATGGTCGAGAAGCCGTACAGCACGTCGATACGGCACGGCAGACGATCATTGTTAATGTCGTACTGGCGCACGATACGCATCGAAATGCCGTTGTGAACCTGGCGGGAAGCCATGTCGACGCCGCTCGGCATGATCAGGTCAGCCGTGGCGAAGGAGATGGCGTCCTTGTGATACACAAGGTTCTGCGGGTACTGGGTCGAAGCCGCGCCGATGAAGGTGACGGCCTTGCCGGTGATCGTCAGGGTGTTGACGGTCGCCAGAGCGTTCGACGGCGAGTAGAGCGCCGGGGAAACGCTGAGGGTCACGGCGCCACCAGCAGACGAGGTAGCCGCGGCAGTCACGACGAACTGCTGAAGCGCGCCCGTGCTTTCGCGGGTCTGCGGGTTGACCGAGAAGCAGTCGGCCACCGTGAACACATCGCCCACCGCGAAGGTGAGGGTGTTGCCAGCGGACGCGAGCGTGATGGTCGTGGCGCCTTCCGAGGCGTTGCCGTTGACCGTGGCGCCCGTCGCCGCGCGCGAACCAGTCGTGTGCTGCTTGATGGACTGCGACATGTTGATTTCCTCGTAGCCGAGGACACCTTCACCCATCATGCCGTTCTTGAACTGACGGGAGATCGTGTCAACGGGATTGAAGAGACCCTTCATGCCTTCGACCAAGCCCGCGTTGGCCGCCGGGTTCACCGTGGCATAGCGGTTCGGCATCATGGCAGCGTACTCGTTCAGCTTCTGCTGGGCCTGAAGCAGGACAAGCGAAGTGGACGGGGTCGTGCCGGGGGTGCCGACGGACGAGAAGATCGACTTATAGGAGTTGGCGACATCAGCGTCGATGGAGGACGCAAGCTGCGAAATACGCGGCTTGAGCACACGGTCAGCGAAGTCGTCGAGCTGCATGGTGAGTTCGGCAGACGTGAAGTTCACGCCGATGTGCTTCTGCGAAGCGACAGTCAGGGTCGTAAACTGCTCGTTGTCGTCCTGCACCTGAAGGGCGGCGCCGTCCGTGACCAGAGCGCGGTCGGGCAGACGGATGCGGAGGGTCGAACCGATCTTGGCACCTTCAACAGCAAAGCTGTCATCGTACTGACGGTTGACGTTGCGGGTGATGACCAGGTTGTTCTCAAGGATTTCGAGAGCTTTCCGGGTAATCATGTCGATAGTAAGAAGGCTGTTAGCCATAACCTTGATTTCCTTGGGTTATCTGCGACGTTGTGCCTCGTACTTCTTCGTCTGGCGCAGCCGTTCTGCTTCAATCCATTCCGACGTTGACATGCTCTTGATGGAGCGCGGGTCGGTGGTATCGAACGCAGGCGCACCAGAGGTGCGGGCCGTGACCGGAGCGATAGGAGCCGGGGCGGTTGAGGTCTTCTTGGCCGGTGGAGACGACGCCAGTCTGGCCTCGATCTTCCCGATTTCCCGTGCCTGCAAGAGCGGGCTAAGGCGCGCAATCCGTTCGGCTTCCTTCGGGTTCGACCCCAAGTGATAGATCACATCGGGACCGATCTCGGAAGACTGAATGGTCTGCGCCATCGTTTCCGTGATTGGCAGCTTTGGGTTGTAAGCGACCTGTTCAAAGTCGTCGTACTTGCCGCGGGCTTCCTCTTCACGGTCCTGATATGCTTCGAGCGTTGCCGTGCGTTCTGCCTCCGCTTCCCGCTGGGCCAGCATCTCTGCCGCCTTGCGTTCCGCCATGGCTTCGGCGTAGGCTTGCGCGTTGGTGAAGTCGTCGGGCTTCAGCGGTTCCGGCGGTGGTGCCGGGGACTGGGCCGTCTGCTTCCGCGCTTGCTCGCGCTCCCATTTCCGTTGTTCTCTTGCGAGACGTTTGCCGACGATGGCGTCCAGTTCTTCCTGAGAGAAGGTCTTGGGCGCATCCGTAGGCGTCGGTTCCGGCGATGAATTGTCTGGTTCAGAAGCGGGCGCCGCCGTGGGAGCCTGTTCCGGCGCGGTCGCAACCGCTAGTTCGTTCTCGGTCATTCACGTACCTTTCGGTTCCTGGCGTACCCGGCCAGTCGGGTTAAACATTAGTTAACAGATTTAAGTTCGGGTGTCCAATACCTCATCCCGCCAGCCCAGATGCGATGCGCGCTGTTGACTGTCGTTGGGTCTATCCATTCGACATCGGCGTTGCCAGCGGCAAGCTGCTCCATGCTGATGACACTGACATTGCCATCTTCGTCTGTGACGGTCGGGAGGTGGGTGACGCGGACATTGACATGGTGGCGGTCATCCATCACCGCAGGAGTGAGGATGGTGCCGTCCTCGGAGATCACCGCAGGGGTTACGACGATGGGGCCGATCTCGTCGATGTAGCAGCCCGTGGGCTGGCCATCAGCGGTGAGACCCTTGCTGGCAGCGTAGGCGTCCCATGTGGCCTTGTCGGTGGCGCGGTACATCATATCAAACGACATGCTTAGGCGCTCCTTGCAATGAGTTCGGCATTTGAGAGTTTTCTCGGGATGTACGTAAGTTGCCGAATGTGGCCGCTCAAATAGTATCCAGCCGCACCCAACCTGATCGCACCAAGCATCAGCACCGTCGCCGCAGATGGCATCGCACCGCCCGTGTCCGAGATGACGCTGTCGCCGTTAACAGATGCCCTGAAGTCGTTTGCTCCAAATGCGTATGCCACCTTGATGACTGCGGTGTTGATGTCGCCACTCGTTACGACTTCGCCAGTTGCGATATTGGCATCATCGTAAGTGATGCCCTTGACCTTTTGACCCGCTGCAATGCCACTAGAACCGCCTTTAAAGATCGCATGACTGCTACCATAACCGGTCCCTGCTGCCGCGCTGGCAAGATGTGCAAAGTACGCAGAGATGTTCTGGTTGTTAACTGTCGAAGCGCTCACCACCAGCGTCCCTTCCGTCGCGTTATACGGAAACTGGCTCGTCCCCACCGAGGCCACATCGGCGTTGCGGGTGACGGTCGAGGCTGCGGTCGGGATGTAGGAGGTGGCGAAGGAGCCTTCTTCGAGTTGTGCGCCCCAAAGGTAGATGCCAGAGGTGTTGTCTCCGTCGTAAATTGTACTCCCGCCACTTACTAACCTAACAATCACACCAGCACTATCTGTTCCGGTTGCTGTTATAGTACCAGTGCAGCGATACCAACTATTTCCGACAGGTGTAATTGTAGGGTTAGTAAATGAACCTGCGCTTACTACTGTTTCACTTGATAGATCAAATATTGCTGGCGAAATACCCGCAACTGTTGCAGACATGTTAAAACCAAATTGCGTTCTTTCTGCGGATTTAGCATAAATAGAAAACGTATATACTCTAGTGTCAACAAAACTGACAGAAGATGAAGTCAAAAAATGGGAAGCACTTGCCGTATTGTCTTCGACAAGTTTGTCAGCGGTATTTGACCCATCAGGCGCAGTTGTTGCTGTTACATCAGATGATACGGTGGCGCGAGTTGGCGACCAAGTCGTTCCAAGCTCTTGGCTCCGCTGAAGCAAATTCGTCCTCGTCTCCTCCACCAGCAGCCCTTTCGCCGCCAGCGTCACCGGATCATAGTCCAGCCTCGGGCCGTGGTAGGCAGCAGCAGACGGAGCAGCACCGAATACAGGTGAGTAGGGGTCGAGAGAGGCGCTGTCGGAGAGTTGAGCGCCCCAGAACGCAATTGTGCATCCTGCTGACGCCTGAATATCTATCCAACTATTTGAACCTGTAAATGTAAACGTATAAGAAAAACGCTGCCAGACGGATGTTGGGGTAAGCGTTGATGACACCCCAATGTTTCCGTAGTCAACGGTAAATGTTGCACTGCCTGAAACAAGACGAGCGTATACAGAAAATGTATAAGTCGTATTGACAACCATACCAATATTTTGGCGAAGAAACTCTGAAGCACCTCCACTTGCAAATGTCACTTGATCTGCGGTAGGTAAACCATTTGGTGCAGCATCTGCATCGGCAACTACAGAAACGCCACTAGCCTTCGCCCAAAAGGCCGAATTAAACGCCTCACTCCAGCCCAACAAATTCTTCGGCGTGGTCGGGTTATAGTACGGGTACGCACTGGCGTTGGCCTGCATCCCGCCGAGGTCGGAGCGGTAGAGGTGTGC